CTCGGTTGTTTGATTACACGGAAGACTCGTCCCTAATGGGTCAGCTCAAAGAGTTAGGTGCCATGGCTAAGAAGTTTCAGAACCTGTTGTTTCCTGGATATTGGAAGTGGCTCGTCGACCTCGATCTGCTTCGGGACTACAAACCGACTCAAAAGATCGAAGACTTTGTCGACGAGATCAAAAACTGGTCAATGGGTGAAGCGATCCACCAAATTGGTGGGTCGACAGCAAAATTTCTCGAATGGTATCGACTTGGAGTGCGCGAATTTTTAGATCAAGCACCGAAACACATGGATCGGTTTGCTCCGCTTAGCAGACGTGAATGGGGTGCGGATCCGATGAACTGGGCTCGTTCAGGGTCATCGGACGGAAAGCGGCTACCAATAGAAGTAGAGGGCCGCGTCCGTAAAGCGAGGAAGTCAAAATGGTCAAGTGCGATAGCGATGTCGCAGGAGGAAGTGATGTTAGGATTAACGTCACGGTTAAGGCAAAGGAATAAGGCTGTGCAAAAGAGGGAATTGAAAAAGGTCAGACCTGTAGTGGCCGGTGATTTGCCCTTGTATCTTAAGATGTCGTATGTGAGCCACTGGTTAGAACCAGCTCTATACGGGCATCCGAGGTCAACACTTTTCTTCAGTGCTAAACAACAGTTAACGTTGTGGACTGAGATGGCGGAGGAAACATTAAAAAATACAGTCAAGATTCCGATCGATCAGAGCGAGTTCGATCACAAGGTGAACAAGGAGATGATTTTGATCAAGAACGAAGAGATAGAACGACAGATTGTGCTGTGGGCACCTCCGTCAATAAAGGAAGAGCTGCTTGAAACAATGGAATTGATAAAGTACGGAGTTTCAGGTGGTACGACTCAGGTCGGTGACCAACTTGTTCCATACGAAAAGGGTGTGATGTCAGGATGGAGGTGGACAGCATTATATGACACGATGTCTAACGCTGGTGACCTCTACTGCGCCCGTCGCATGGTACGAGAACGTTGCGGGGTCGATCCAATATTGAAGGATTGCCTACAGGGTGATGATTGTCGGGTAGTATGTCCCGATTGGGGCAGTGCCTGTGCTCTTTGGGCTGGTTTCAAGGAAATGGAGTTCAACGTGAACCCTGCTAAATTCTTCATTGAAACAAGGTCAGATGAGTTTCTGCGTCAGGTGGCGACACCAGGTCTAACGGGCGGGTATCCTGCAAGAGCAGTACCTGCAATGGTGTACCGCAACCCAGTCTCGCGAGAGCTGCTGCGTGGAGAGGATCGCATAAGAGAGATGGCTCAAAGTTGGAACCAAGTTGCGTCTAGAGCTAATAATAGTAGGGTGCTCGACGTGATGATTGGCGATATATCGCGGTCAAACAAGATCAAGGAGGAGGTGACCAAACGGCTATTCAATTCACCGGCGTGCGTCGGGGGTTTAGGTTGTGGAAGTGGTG